TAAGCGGGGCGGACTGAAGTTGAGTTCGGTCATACCCGAGACGGATAATTTTTCCCTCAATAAAATTTTCTGCTTCTGTTATTGATTGCTCAATATCCGCATCACCCCAGCCCGCCCGAGATAATGGTCTTTCTATTGCCTTACCTCTTACATCAGCAACAGAAATATAATTTCCCATATCCTCTCCGCTTACAGAACAGTCGTCAGTAAATATCCCGCTTCCGGTGCTTGAATTTTGAAGTCATATTTGTCATTAGTATAAACAAGGTCAGCGTGCTCTTCGCCCTTCACATATCTTTCAACAAACGGATACCCATCTTTGCGATAGAGATACCCGAATGAGATTTGCTGAAGTCCAGCACTCGGAGCAACATAAGCCAGAATAACTTTCGTATTATCCCAGACCTTGTCCATAGTAATGGTTTGACCTTCCGCTGAAGTGATTTTCCCGGTCGCCGAAACTAAAATCCGGTCAACTTCAAAAATCTCTTTCAGCAATTCAAGGGTCAACTTTCCACCCTGAACATATTTATACATATCAAGCAACTTCGGATGCCGCCTGATAATGAAATAAACATCTCGGGGCAGAATAAGAGTATTCGGCTCTTTAAGGGTTTTATCAAAAATCACATTACGGGCTGCGTCAATGTCGGCAACCGGGTCGGAATTGGTAAAGTCACTCCACTTCGCAGCCGCAGCACCGGAATTTCCGGCATAAGTTGCGGGGTTAGTGAGTTTTGTCGCTACCCGATTTTCCAACATTAACAACTGTTTTTCCCGCTCAATCGTAATTGTATCCTGCTCGTATTTGATTGGGTCATCAGCCTTATCCCGATATTCCCAGATAATCTTGCCTTTCTTGCGATAGGGCTGAAGAGCATAAGCGTCAACCGCTGAAATGCTCCATTCGCCTTCTTTAGCGTCATTACCCGGAACATAGGTGTCATCCTCAATCCGCAAACTTTCTTTCCCATAGACCCAAATCTTATCGCTGTCTTTCTTCACCGTTATTACCGGCAATATCTGGTCAGCGATAAATTGTTCATTCTTAACTCTCTGGGAAACTTGCGTTAATCCAACATCTATATGAACATCTCTTGAAACTGGGGTCGGCATATTATTTCACCTCCTGGTTTAATTTCTTGATTAAGCAATGTAAGAGCGGAGAATATCAATCTCAATAATATCGCCCGCTACTCCGCTTTCTTTCGCTATCCCGATAATCCAATTCTCAGTTGTGCGAGTTACGGCCTGGCCGCTGGCATTACAAGCAAGTTTATCGCCTTTGGTGACATCGCCACCAATAACGACTTTGCTCGTAGGCCCAAGACAAATTAAAGCACTATCCGCTGAACTACCAGAAGTCGGCTTGTTATGGAGAACGCCTAAAGCCAATTCTCCAGCACCCGCTAACTGAACACCATCGGATTTTTCAATGACAAGATAATACATCTTATCTTTCAAATCCTCTCCATCTTTCAGTTTTCCCTGCGTATAAATCAGGTTTAGTTGAGAACTATTACTCATTTCTTTTCACCTCCAGATAATTCTTTTTCTGCTAATCTCAAACTCTCGGCATAGCCGATATTTTTATTCTTATGTCTGATTTCAACGGCTTTCTTCGCTACTTCCAAACTGTGCTCATCTACCGGAGTATTTGTTTCCTTCGCTAACTCGGTAAATGTTTCTATGATTTTTTGTTTCTCTTTTTCAATTTCGCTTTTTTCCGTTTCACTCATTTCCATCTCACCTCCAGTATTATTTGATTTTGCTAATTCTGAAAATATCACCGCTTTGCTTTTTACCAATTCCGATAAGAACCGATAAAACAAATCGGCGATATTAGTTTCTTTTTCCCCGAACTTAACAACTTTATTTTCTGCTAAAAACAACTCGGAGAATTTTTCAATATACTCATCAAACTTCGGCAAGAGTATTCCCCGATTTTCTTCCTTCAGTTTTTTAATCATTTCGTTGTATTTTTCCTTCTCCAGTTTTTCTATCTTTTCCATCAATTCCTTTACTTCTGGATTTTGCTCCGAAGACCTTGAACCTGGTCCGGGAGCACCACCCTCTTCCGTCGGCTGACCAGCATAAAGTCCTTCTAACCTTCCGTGATACCATACCCAGCCACAAAGGGCTTGCGGGTCATCGGCTTTCCCTTTAACCCTTGCTATACATCTATCAAACCACGCTTTCGGCGGTTTCACATCTTCAGGAAAGCCAGATATTTTTTCCTTTTCCAAGTCAATATCTTTAGCCGATTTGGTAATCTCATCAACCTCTTCATCAGTCCAGTCATCGGGATTATCGGCTTTCGGAAGCGGAAGTTTTTTACTTTCGTCTTTCTTTTTCATTTTGGCAATTCTTTCTTTCATCTCATCTTCGGAAGGCAATTGTTCTTCTATTGGCTTTTCGGGGTCAATATCATATCCCAACGCTTCCAGCAAAGACGCTAAAATTTTTCTGCCAACTCTCATTTTATCGCCATCGCCATTATCAGAACCGGCTTCGGGATTATCAGGGTTATCTGACGCTTTTGCGGTCTTTTTCTCTACGCATTTATTTTCTTTATCAGACCATTCCCACCCCTCTGGGCAAACTTTTTGTTCTTCTGGCTTCGCTTCCGCTCCGCTATCAGGAACGCATCGCTCTTGCTTTTCATCCCACTTATAGCCCGGCGGACATTTAATCGGTTCGGGATTATCCTGATACTTCGCCATTCTCACGGCGGTAATTATTTCCGCCAATTTATCAACCGATACCTGGTCAACTTTGTTTTCCTTCAGATATTTTTCCACTGCCTCAACACAGCACGGAAAATACTTCTTTACATCCTCTAACTTCCAAATTTTGCTCATAGCATTTGCCTCCTGTAAATCAATTTCAGCAAAAGTAAAATATGCTGTTTTTTCCTCCGAATGGTATAATTTTCCAATATCATCTAATCCCTTGACTTCGGGAATATCTGCCCCCAAAAAAGCGATTGCTCTTAAAACTTTCCCCATCGGCTCGTGAGTGGTAGGATGCTCAAAATTTTCGTAAATTTCCGCCGAGACCTTGCTATATGCTCTATTTCTGATTGCCTCCACTAACTTTTTCGGCACATCAATAATATCGGCAAAAAGTTGGTCGCCAATACGATAAATCTTCTGGACATAACCACCAGCCGGATAGCCATCTCTTTTTAAGATTGACTGGTCTTCATTATGCCCTAACTTTATCGGTGGCTCAAGCAATCCAGCGGCAATTAAAATATTTGTATTTTTAACTATCTCATCTAAATCATCTATCGCAAATTGTTTTTCTTTCCATTTCCCGGTCTTGAAAATCGGCACATACAAAATATCGTCGGTCATAGTTTTCTTTTGCTTTTTTACTTTCATTCCGGCGGGAATATGAACATCTCCGGCAGTTGGACCAAAAGCAAAATTAGAACTTTCGCCCCAGATACCACCGGCAATATACTTCCGGCAATGTTCTTCTGTCCAACCTTTCTTTTCCATACAATCTTTTACCATTTTATCTAATTCGGCTTTACTTGGCATTGTCTCTTTCCTCCATCTTTACAAAATAAAAGCAAACCAAACTGTCCTAACCAATTTCCGTCCCATAGGGACAATTTGGTCTGCCATAATATATTATAGCACAAAAAATGCTATTTGTCAAGCCCCCTATTAAAATTTACTTTTTTTACTATTTTTACAAAGTTCGCCATTTTTTCAAAAACAACGACACAATTAGAGTTGTAGTAAGTTTCTACAGCAATTATTGTAATAGTTTACAAACTATAAACAATCAGTTCACATCTTGAGGTCGCATTTTGTTACCTCAAGTTTATCTATAAAGAAAGAAAGTAATACAAAGAAAGAAATAAATTAAAATAAATTAAATAAAAGCAAAATAGCCACCTTTCCCATTCCTTTCCTTTACCTTTCCTATTTTCTCGTCGGTAAAAATCATAGACCTTTCCCTGACCTTTCTTTGACCTTTTATTTTTCACATTCCCGGCTTTTCAAATCCAGCATCAGGTCTTAAAGTAGCCGGTAATGGCGGGCTTTCTTCCCATTCCTCATCGCTGGTAATCGGAATTAAAACACAGCGACAATTATGAACTGCTATACCATTTGCAAAATAATTTTCATTTTCTGAAACTGCCAAATTATACAACTCCTGTTTCTTGACTTCTGACTTTATTGACTTGATTTTTGCATATCTCATAAAGTTTCCACCTCCATTCTTGCATTTCATTTTTCAATTCTTTCTCTGTTAAATGCAAAACTTCTAAATTTGATAACCTTAAAAAATTATCTCTTGCTTCACGTTTCAAATCTGCTTTTGAATTTTCTCTATGCCAATATTCGCCATCACATTCAACAACCACATTATATTGCGGTAATAAAAAATCAACTTCATATCTACCTATTTGCGTTCTTTGGATAAATGCAATATTATTTGCTTCTAAATATTCTCTAACTATTTTCTCAATGCTTGTTTCTCCTTTATAACGTCTATAACATTCAAAAGAACAAAATTTTCTTTCTTGATAAAAAGTAAAATTTGAAATATGCTTTCTATTTATTTTTTTCCCACCGCCTTTTTCTTCCCATACTTGTCTTATTGATTCCCCACAAGTTAAACAAGGTCTATCTGGGATTTTTCTGTAAAATTCTCCCATACACTTTTGTGAACAAAATTTTTTATTTTTCTTTTTCCCTTTTAATTTAATTTCTTCCCCACAATATAAACAATATCTATGCTTTTCAAGTTTCCATCTGCTTTCTCTACTTATCCATTTATTCCTGCAGTCTACACTGCAAAATCTTTTTTCTTCCAATATTATTTTCCCACATTGTTCACAAGTAAAAGTTAAAACTTCATCTTTTTCTGTTATCTTGCCTAACTCCTTCCAACCTTCTCTTGTTAAAACAGGATGCTCCTCTGTTCCAGATAATGTTATTCCATTGTCAAGTTCAATTGTTATTATTTTTTTCTGTTCAACTTTTTTGTCAACGCCATAAACATTTTTATATTCGTTTTGATATGTTAATACTTTGGTATTAACTTTTATGTCCTCAATATTTACTTCGCCATTTTCTGTTAAAATTTTTGTTCCTTTAACAAGGGCATTAAAACCATTCGGAGGCGTCCATATACTCCAAACCGGTGAATTAACCGAATAAATCCTGCCATCCATCGCTGCGTGATTTGGACGAACTCTATCATCCATTATAGCACTATACTGATAAGCAACAACATAACCTTCCAGAGACGGGTCTTCAAAAAATGATTTCCGTCCCTCGTTTAATGCCTCGCTAACATTTGTCCTTACTACTGTCTCCAGCCGACTTCCCCGCAAAGCATCTTCATCAACTTCGCCTCTAACAAAATACGGCTCTAATTCTTTCTTAATTCCCTCAATACTATCTTTCAAAGTCGCTCCGGTCTTGATACTATTATACAAGACCGTTTTCACTTTTTTTAAGATATAATCGCTTTCCACTCCGGCCATAGAAAACGATTTCGCTTTGAACATTTCTAACGCCTCTGCTGGTGTAATATTTCGCAATTCTATTTCCTGATATTTTTTGAGTTTCTTTTTGGCTAATATCTCCCGTCTTGCTGTCGTCCGTCCATAATTAAAATGTCTTTCCATTAAATCATAAAAGATATTTTTTAAGTCGCCAACATATTTTAGATGTAATTTTTCAATAGCAGAAAAGTTTTTATCCTCTATTATTTTCTTTTTCGCTATTTGCTCTATTAAATCGCTAACCGCCTCATCTAAAATTTTTCCCGCCTCTACCACATATTTATCTAATGCCTGATTTTGAATATCTATCATTTCAGCAAAATCAACTACTTTCTCGTATTCGGTAAAAGTTTTTCTTCTAACCCCAGTAAAAATCTTTTCAGCAAAAGATAATGGAATTTCTTCGGAAGTTTCTGTCTCTGGTTTATTTTTCTGTAATGCCACTCGCTCATCTACAACTGCTGGGGCGGGTAGTTGTTCTACCTTTCGCTTTGGCAAAGTTAACCACTCTCGGATTTTTTCTTCGTCTTCGGGAATTGGCTTTATTGCCCCAGCACTTACCCCCGCAAGATATTTATCAATCATTGCTGGAATATCTTGCTGTATTAACGGCTTAAACCGAAAATGAGGATAATTATCAATATTCGCATAATTATAGTCAACCAATCTGGTAATCAATTGCTGATTTATCGCCTTCTCCGCTAAATCTTTTCCTAATTGGTCCTCATAAAATAACAAAATATCAAAATGAACTTTACCAAGAGAATAACTTCCTGTCCCGGTTGTCTCGGTTGTTAATGTCTGTCCTAAAATTGTTTTCCTTATTTGCTCGTTAATCCATCGCAAAGCATTTAGATGAACGTCTGGCGACCTTCCTGACGCCTCTAATAAATCCGTCTCTACACCTTCCGGGATTAAAATGCCGGTTTCTAATCTTATCTGCCTTATCACATTCATCAAATAGTTTTTTGTCTTATCATCTAACGCCTGCGGGATTTTCAGAATTGGGAATGGGTGTCCGAATTTTTCCAGATATATTCCCCACGCTCTTAATACCACCTGCTTAATAAACCATAAATCATATAAAGCCCTTATCCGTGAAGTCCCAAAAACATTTTCATATTTTTTATTAAAAGAATAGATAATAAATTTGTCAGTCGGATATTCTCGCCCATATTCTAATCCGCTGATATTTATTACACCAATTTCCTGAATATTATCAAAATCATCAGTATAGATATTAAAATATTTTGGATTTTTACTTTTAATAGATTTTAATCCAATTTTTCCTGCCCACCGCCCCCGCTTAATCTCTTTCCATACTATTTCGCTAATACTTATTCCCATCTCCAATCCACCCATCAATTCTCGCAAATCATCATCAAAAGAACCTTCTACTTGATTAAGATTATATTCTACAAAATC